ACGAAGGAGTACGATGATCTGGCGTCGTTGGACAAGGAGCGCTACGAGAAGGAGATGGCGGAGTACCATGCAAAGCTTGGCCGGGCGGACATGATGTGAGCGTCCATCAAAAAATGACAGCATGTCCCAAAAAAAAAACGGCACGTCACCAAAAAAAAACATAAACATTAAATAAAGAAATGTAAATATCACACTGGCATTCAGTGTAATATACTAATAAATGATCAAGAGGTACAACGTTAAAAACGATTCGTTAATTTCTTGAAAGTTAAAATAAAAACCATGAGCTGGTTCGTTGTTTATATCTCTGTGGAGAAGAATGTCACTTCAGGTCTTACTATCTATCTTGGATCACCAAACTCTGGACGAGAGGAAGAACTCAACTTTGCCAGCCAAAAAGATGCTAAGGCGTGGTTTGACAATGCTTCCTCTCTGCTAGGTACAAAGTTCATGGAGCCATTTGTGAGACTAAGATCATCCGAGTCTTGCCATGAACCAGCGCAGTTTTTCAACAATGGTACTCTGACAGAAGAAGAATGGTGGAAACAAGCTTTGAGTTTCAAAGCGTGCAAAGAAACACCACCGAAACTTGTTTCTTTGCGGTCTTTGAACTTCAAGGTTTGCAGGTATACGGGTGAAAAGTAAAAAAGATATACAAAAACATCAAATAAAATAAATACACATGTTTCACCATCATTTGGTGAAACATACTTATCCACAATAAATAAAATAATAGTTTAGCTGAAATAATAAGAGCCCCATAGAGTCTATATGAAAACAATTTTTGGATTTTTTGAAATTCAAAATAAAACCGCTCGCCGCGACAAAGAACAACCATGGATGATCAAACTGGCAGTTATAAAACACTGGACAATGGAGGCAATCCCTTCCGAGTGAAGATTTTACCGGAGAAGATTGTGCTGGTTTGGAAGAATGAGGAGGAGGGTGAACAATTTTGTCTCCAACTCCGAGCATCCAAAATTTTCATCGGAATGAGTCCCCTCAATGAATGCACCAAATCCAGCGGTGGACATGGACCCGAATGGAACGGCAACAGCATCATCCTTCAGGGCATCGGAGATGAAAATACCAATGAATACTGGTTTATTGGTTGGGAGATCTTCAGGTTTCGAACTCTGGCTCCCATCATTTACTACACATCTCCCGTAGGCAACAGCGGCGTTTCATATCCATGGGCTCAAGATGTAAAAGGTAACTTCTATCTCATGTGCGATGGTACAGTCTTCACGAAACTCTCTCACGAGCTAGCAGTGGATGCTCCAATCTCAGTCAAGGAACAGTACGATCCTTATTTTCCATGTTGGTTCAAGGAACAAGAAGGAGGACTCTATGGCCTCTTGGCGTTCAAGTATGATCATCCTACAACCAAGAAGGTCTATCAGCTCAAATGGTGTGCAAATCCCGAAAAGGAATTTGACCGATTGTCATTGCCAATAGTAAGACACCAACGAGATAGTTATGGTATTGACGATAGTCTCAACTTGGGAAAAGAACTCTGGTGCAAGCTGATTCGTGATCATGGCGAGCGAGTTGGTATCGCTGCCTTTGAAACTATCGAAAAGGTCGAAGGTCGCATGTGATGCTTCACAATAAAAAAACATCGTAAAAAAACCATCACAAAAAACATCGTAAAAAACCATCACAAAAAACATCGTAAAAAACCATCAAAAAGCAAATATCACATTAAATACTAGTGTGATGTACTAAATAAAAAATCATAGCTTTCTTTTGACTAAGAGCCCTACAGAGTCTATATGAAAACAATTTTTGGATTTTTGAAATTCAAAGTAAAAGTAAGCTTTCAACTCCGGGCTGCCAATCAATTTCAAACTCGTCGATATGATAAGTTTTGAAGTGATAGAGCAGATAGATGAGGAATTAGAAGCAGGAGAATCATCGGCGAGAAAGGCATTGGCGTATTTTATGTTTGAATCCGTTTCAGATGAGGAGAAATCGACTATGTTGTTAGCTGAGAATCCTAGTGATCTTAGGAAGATATGTACGGAAGAAAATTGTGGGAAAAGAATAGACTATGGAATTACTACTCATGGACAACCCATCGTTGGATTCCATTTCTGTTTTGAACACGCGCATTTTCTCTCAACTGGCAGCGGAGTTCACGTGTACGTAAAAGACGGATATCATGGATTCAAACTCATATATTTGGAAAGTGGAGAAACTTTAGAGTGCAATGGATGTCATGAGAAAATCGAACCTGAAACTGTATGTTTTTCGTTACGGGATAAAAGTAGCGACAAATTTATCGAGTATTATCATTTCTCCCATACACCAGGCGATTATGACATGACAAAATACGACCGTCCGAGATGTATTCCTCTCGAAAAGGGCAAAACTCCATCTTACGAAAAGTTGAGACACCACGCCAAAACCTATCATAAACAGAAGAAATGATTCAATTAAGAAATCTGACATCAGATATGATGGCGCTACATATAAAAAAATGTATATATTACGACATTCAATGTAATATAAATAATGCCCGTAAAAAAAGTTTATATTTATTTAGACTTAATATTTGGCAAAAGAAAACAACTCTTTCGACTTTTCTTCTGCTGGTATAAATTGACAACTCTTCTTATGAACTTTTGCGTCGGCCTTCTTACATTTGGCACTGCAATATCGAAGTTGACAATTAGAGCACTTAACCAGTAGAGGAGGTCCTTTCTGACAATTTGAACATACCGAAGGTATAGATGACATTTCAATTTAGATTTTTAGATATTAAAATAAAAACTTATATGGTCAAAATATAAATTCATAACCCGCCACATGCCAGATCGGTGAAGCCAAATGGTCCATGGGATCTCTTATTGTCAATAGGCTTGAATTGACAACTCTTCTTGTGAGTTTTCTTATCGGTCTTTTTACATTTGGCATTGCAATATCGAAGTTGACAATTAGAGCACTTAACCAGTAGATGAGGTCCTTTCTGACAATTTGAACATACTGGAGATATAGACGACATCCCAGTCCGGATTTTGAATGCAAAAATAAAAACTTATATGGTCAAAATATAAATCGTAGCTGTCTTTCCACCTTAATCTCTATAGATATCTATCGAAAACAATTTTTGAATTTTTTGAATTCCAAAAGAAAAGCGAGCCTAGACGTTACGCGAGGAGACAGAATGGGAACACACTCTTTGATCATCATGCGTGTCAAACGCGACGATGGAACTTACAGAGTTTATTCTGTTTTGTATCAACAATTCGATGGCTATCCGGGTGGCGTTGGTAAACAGCTGATTTTGTTTCTTCAGAAGATCATGCTGGTGAATGGATACGAGTTTAGAGATATGGAGAATGTGGCCAACGGAGCTGGATGTTTGTTCGCGCAAATCATCGCATTGTTCAAACTTGGTGTTGGAGGTGCTTACTTGCAAGATCCCAACGACTTCAACTTCGAGGAGTTCAACTACTTCGTTGATGTCAATGAAAACAAAATGAAGATACATGTTACGGTTCAAGCTGGCGACAACGAAATGTTGTTTTCTGGATCTCTAATCGAAGCATCCAGTTACGCAGAATTTGATCTGGAGGCACCGATGAATACTTTTAATCCCTTCAAAGGCTTCGAGTCAGTCAAGCCACCTGTACCACCTCCGCAAACTATAAGTCATTTTGATTATAAGGCTGGGAAAATGATTCGAGGCCCGATGTGTAGGCATTTGAATATCGAATGCATTTGCCGTAACTGTCAAATAGTTGCATTTTTATGTATCCGGCAAAGAGCAAAATTGAGCGGAGATTCGAGTTGGACTAATTTAATCGTTGATCTCTGCAAGATGATCTTCAGGAGACTACCGGATCAACGTCCAGCTCCGTTGGCATTGCTCGAGAATGTAAATGCTGTCGCAACTCTCGAAGAATGTGGACCTACTGCTCGTACCCGAATCACTAAGGAAGGAGATCCTATTTCTACTTTTGCAGTTTGCGGCACTGAATTCCGATCAAAATCTCTCGCTGAATTAAAAGTATTTTGTCCTGAGTTTGCCAAGGTAGCAGGCAAATCAGGATGTTGGACTTGTGAAAGACATCGCTGTCGTCAAACCTCAGATATCAGAAAATTAAACAGGCCCAACAATTTGGCTGATATTGCCGCTAGCGTGAGAATAGTACCCAAATAAAAAAGCAAAAATAATAAAAAAGCAGCATTTGACAAAACTCATTCTATACTCAAACGGGTATAGAATCTAATATTAGCAGTGTCAAAAACAAAATTCCAATTTTTTGAAATTCAAAACAAAATCGCCCCGGACGGAGAATAGCGATTTCTAGATGGGATATTGGTATGGGTTTCACCTCGTGTTGGTTAAGCCTCCCAAGGAAGTTGCTCAAGCGGCTGTCGAGTTCGTAGAGAAAACGGACCAACAAGGAGAGTTTCCTATCGAGAAATACGCAAAAGAAGTTGCGGCTTTCTGCAAAGACTATTGCGAGGCTCAAGACTATGAAAATCAAGACTTTTGGTTTCCCGAGTTTGGTTTTGCAGAACTCGCTGGCGGCAAATCGTATAGCTGCGGAGATCAAAACGACGGACTCAAGAAGTCGATGGCCATTATCGGAAAGAAATTTCCTGATGCTGTCTTTGCTCTCCACCATTACTACTGGGACATGGCCAATCTTGATGTTTACACCTTCCAGGGTGATCAAATTCTCGAACACACTTTCGTCGACTTCACGAAGTTCAAAGTTGGAACTCATGAAGTATGTATTCGCATTGACTTTATCCAAACCACGATGAATGGTTGCATGTCGATGTTCTTCAATGATGATTATGGCTACGACTTTGATTTTGAATATGAGAACATTTATAAGTGTGCCGAGATTCCCGTTCCTGTTAAGGATCTTCGACTCGTTCAATATCCTCAACTCCTTGCTAATATTATCTCACCTAGTATCGGCGAGATGTTTGTCTCTTCTGGTCAGCCTCCGGCGCAACAATTTGTTCCTGCGCAGCCAATACATCAAATGCAACAGTTTGTTCTTGGTCAATCTATGCCAGAGGTCTTTATGAATCAGCCTAAATAATCGTGCAGAAATAAAAAGCCACATACCTGTTAAAAAACATTCTATACTCAAATAGGTATAGAATCCTATATCACTGATGGCGAAAACAAAATTCCAATTTTCGCAATTTCAAAACAAAATCGTCGAGTAGCTTCTGCTCAGAAATGAGTGGTTGTGACATCAAAGACTGCACCAACAAAGCCTCAGCCTGCATGAGGGCTCACAGTTTCGGGTTCATCGTCGATCCAACGTTCTACATCTGCGATGAGCATTGCAAGAGCTTGGAACATCTCTTGCCAGTAGACAAGGATGAGATGTGGAAGCTCTTCCGCAAGTGGCAAACGGAGGGTGTCATCCCAGACAACAAATAATTAAAAAAGAAACAAAAAAAGCCTGCTATCCAAACATAAATATCGCATCACCAACGGGTGCGATATACCTATTAATAAAATTGAAATTGAAGTTTTCCGAATGTCAAATAAAACAATAATAGTTACATTAAAGCTATGATCGTAGCCATGTCTGTTAAACAATTCTTTGATGATCCAAATAATCATTCAGGAATATGGGTTGAATATCTTAGAAATTATGTTTCCATTCCAAATAAGGCCAAAGATACAGAAAAATTCATTGCTTTAGATTTTTGGTATCAGACGTTAGATATCAGCAGAGGATATATTACACAACCTGAACTAGTTAAAATTATGGAGTGGAAATTGACACGAGGAAAAATGAGACCTTTGTTGGGAAAAATAGAATCGTTGTCGAACGACGTCGTACAAAATGCCACCTTTAATGGTCTAAATCAACTTAAAGTATTGATAGATATAAATACTATAATTACTGCATTAGATTTTATTTGTAAACCATTAAATGGAGTAGGTCCGGCTACAGCTAGCGCTATTTTAGCTAGATATGGTCAATCAATTCCATTTATGTCAGACGCTGGATTGATGGCTGTCAATGGTGAATGTAAATACACAATGGCTAGTTACAAGCAATATTATAATGGCATTACTGCTAAAGTGAATCAACTCAACAGCGATAGACAGAGTAATTGGTTATGGACATCCCGAGATGTAGAATTAGTGTTACATATGGTTTATTCTAGGTTAGGCAACTGACGTTATCAATAGCTACATGAGGTCACGTTGAAAAAGAATTTTGAATTTTTTTCAAATTTCAAAATAAAATCGCCACTCCGATCTTTTTTAGCATGAGTTCTACCTACATTGATCAGATGATGACGCCTGGTCGCAAACGAGGCAAGTTGGATATTATTGGATGGCAGTTATTTGATCAATGGAAAGCCATTGACACCTCCAGATTGGCGTTCTATTGCTTCGAACACAATGTAGATTGCTTGGTCTTGAGTTCTAGTATGGACAATGTTTGTCTTTTTACATGTGGAACTGCCCCAGTGCCAGTTTTTCCTCAGTTCAGAATGAAAGTCTTGATCATCCATTTGTTGGGCAACATTATGCCATCCAATTTCGCGATTTTCTTCCAACATGTCTTGGTAGAAACCATCGTTTTCTGGATTCCCTATGATGGGTATCAAGCCATAAAGACACGTGTGATCGCTGCAATGTGTCATGTCTCCAACGAAAAATGGCTTGGATACAATCATAGCGTGAAAAACATTATATTCAAGACTTCTCGCCCAGACAAAGACAGATTTCCAGAACATTGTCCTTTTCTAATTCTTGATGTCGATCAGATCATGGAACGTAATCGAGCTTCATATTGGCGATGCAAAGACGCGGCCTTTATTTTTCTGTCTAAGAAAATTCCCGTGCCAGACAAGGCTCGTATGCTGATCTCCAAGATGATCTGGAGAACTCGCGGTACATTTCTCTGGAAGCCATCCCCATAAACAGACATTTCTAAAAAACAACACCTATACATGATCCAGCTGGGTCATGTATAATCGAAAATGAATTTAAATTTTTCCGAAAAGCAAATGAAAATAGCCAGATAGTTTCCGATGGAAAGCCTCGAGCTAGATCCGAAACGAAAATGTGTTGCATGTGGAAATGAGTCCAATTTCAAATGTGCTACGTGTAAATTTATGTATTGCAGTAAAGAATGTCAGAAACAACATTGGTCATCACATAAAATAATATGTTCAAAATGGAAATGGCGTAGATTTGATAAATTCATAACTCATTTCATATCGTCATCCAAGCTGAAGAGAAATTGGTTTCTTAATTTATCTGCTGATGTCCTGGGGGTTGATACGAAAGTTAGGCCGGAAACAAATAAAATAGAAACAAGAGGTATTGCCGCTTTACCTGGAGTCATAATAGGAATACATAGTATTTGTGCATTATGTGAAGAGCTCGTAAATAAAAATGGTCCATACAATGCACAGAGATTTGAATTTTCTGATATTCAAATTGAATATTATAGATGTTTTTCTTGTTGTGAGAAACATTTCATACTTGATAAATATACATTAATGGATCCTCGAGAACTTAAATATTATTTACTTTTATGTATTCAAAGCTCAGTTGCATGCAAGTTAATATCATATGTCCCTAGAGACGTACGAAAATTAATCTGTTCGTACGTTAGTATTTAGTGTAGAACTGATCTATAGCAAAATTAGAATAAAAGTGTTTCTGGCTAATCGAAAAATGAATTTAAAATTTTTGAAATGTAAAACAAAAGAAGGACTCTCCTTTTTGTTAGAAATCATGTCTGCCGAACCCACACCTAAAGTCCCAGCGGATGAGCAAACTATAACTGAAGCCATAAGAGAGGCTTTCTTTGCAGCTCTTCAGTCGAAGCCAGCGAATGAGCAACCTCGATTCAAAGTCCAGAACCCATCAGAGACGCGCAAGGAAGTGTCTGGGAAGATTAGGGAGCAGTATCCCGATCGTTACCCCGTGATTGTGGAGCTGGATCCTCGGGCTTCCAAAACTCTGATCATCATGAAGAAGAAGTTTTTGGCACCCGGCGACATTCCTCTCAACAAGTTCATGCTGGAGGTGAGGAAGGTCATCAGAATGGGTCGACAAGATCCATTGGCTGTCATGGTCGAGGGTGGCCATATGGTGAGCGGAGATATTAAGATGTCCGACCTCTACGATCGCTTCAAAGATCCCGACGGTTTCCTCTACATCCTCTTCTCTGGCGATGTCTAAACTTGTCGGGGAAGAATAAACAAAAAAAAACAAATACGCTTTAGTGCCAAGAAGGCACTAAATACTGAATAAATTACATATAAAATAACGCAAATATAACTAAAAGAAAAGAAATGGACGTCGGAGAATTGTTAAGTCAACTCAGAGATGCTCTAGATCTTGAACAAACAACAAATTATAATATCTCCGCTAAAAACGCAGAATCTGATAGTGAATATCGTAGTCTCGATGAATATCTTGCTTCGAATGTTGGAGTGGATCCATTGGGACAAGCAACTCTTATATACGAGGATCAGCCGAGAGGAATGTCAGAATCTGAAAGAGATATACTAAGTAGGATGGAAAGATCTTGTTTGAGGAAGGCACTTCAAGATAATGAAGATATTGGGTTGTTGAAACCGGGAGATACTAAAGAAATGATAGAGACTCTATCAAATAAAAAGATAGAAGAGATTCTTGTCAGTCTAAATACAAAGAAAGACTCAGTAAACACCCGAGACTCTACAAATAGTAAAATAATACAAAATAATGCAAATGCCGATAGCGACGAGGACTCCCACGAAAAAATCTGGAGGGGAAATTCAAAACAAAAATCTTTATCTCGTCAAAACATAGAAGATGACGACTAATAACTAGCTCTAAATAAACATATTTTAATGTCGAAAACAGACATTAAAATATTGAACTCGAATCAAACAAAACAACAGAGATAAAACAAAACAACAGAAACAAAACAAGAGGAATAAAAACGAGGGAGTGAGATATAAAGAATGAATCAATATCTGGAACGATCTCTAGAACGAACTCGTATATTAGAACTTTACGGTAGAATGCTGAAAATATTAGAGAGGAATGGCTATATCGATGATGGTCGCGGTACTCGAATAATATTATGTTCAACAGGAAGCAGAACTGTGGCTGATAGAATCATAAATATTATATCCGCCAAAACTTCAATTTCGAACGAAACCGAAAGAGATACCCTGATTAAGTTATGGTTAGAATTAGAAAAAGAAGGATATATAGGAGGGCGTGCGACAAATGATTTATTGAGATCAGATATAACAAATAAGGATGTAACCATCGATAATATCAAATTAGAAATCATGATTTGGATACCCTTCTATCCATCAAATGATATCACTGACTCATCTACACCAAATAGCTTGCCGCCAATTTCTACAGCAATTTCTGCTAGAAATTCATTTGGATTTATGGATCCTATTACACTTACAGAATCGTCTAATTCGTCTGAGCTTCGCATGCGTGAACTGCTCAAAAGAATGTTGAGGATACTCGAAGAAAATAGGTGTCCTAAGAAGGGATCAAGCGATATGTATGATGAAAGTTTAGAGAATTGCTTGATGAGAGACGATATTATATATGGAATATCTGTTAAAACTACAAATTCAACAAAACATGAAAGAATTATGCTTTGTTTGTTACTGGCGGAGCTAGAAAAAGAAAAATATCTAGAGGAAGGCGAAACCGAGAAAATATCAAAATCAAAGATGACTAATATTGATATTAGATTAAATATGCTTAAAATTATACCAGGTAATGGAATGTATGACAAACCAAAACAAAAATCGTGGGAAAAACATTTGAAGAAACTATTAGATTCAAGAAATCCGAGAAATTTTGCTGATTCAGACGGAGTTATTCACGACCATTCTGGCGATAACTATGATTATGGTAGTGGTAATGGTTATTTCAGTAGCAATCCTTCGGGCAATAACAATTATACACCCTATCATCGCCAACTTATTCCACATTATTCTAGCCACATCATGTCTGATGGAACAACTCTCCAGTACGAATATAATGATATATGGATGGGATAAATCGAATCGTTATAAAAAAGATTTTGATAAAATTAGTCTATCAAAATAAAATCTCAAGCTAATATATTTCAAACCCTTTAGATACTCAAATTACAATTTAGAGACTATGGCTGGGTTAAAAGGAATCGTTATAAAAAGATTTTGAAATATATTAGCTTGAGATATTTCAAACACTTTAGATACTCAAATTACAATTTAGAGACTATGGCTGGGTTAAAAGGAATCATTATAAAAAAGATTTTGATAAAATTAGTCTATCAAAATAAAATCTCAAGCTAATATATTTCAAACGCCTTAGATACTCAAATTACAATTTAGAGACTATGGATTTCAATATGGACGATATTCTATCTACTAAACCAACAAAATCGACCGAAACTTACACTAATGTAAGAGACCTTCTACATATATTGTTGAAAATATTAGAGGAACGCAAATATCTAAAAGAAGGTGAAGCCGATCAGATATTCAAATCATATAAGAGTGATATGGATATCGGGTGGATATTACTGGAAGTTATGTCCAAAATAACTCCAAATGCCGAAGGACGATCTATTTTACATTCATTATTAATAGAAGTAGAAAATAGAGGATATATCAAATCAGGCGATGCTGATAAAATATTTAATTCCAAAGATGTAGAAACAGATAAGATGAGATTCTCTGTAATAGGAAAAATACCAAGTCCATTCAATAATACATCTGCCAATTCTATAAGAGATAAACCAGAGTCTATCGTGCTATCTCTTTATTCCAACATTCTCCATATATTGGAGAAAAACAAATATATAAAGGATAGTGAAGTCGAGGAAACTCTCCGACGCGGAATATATTTCTTGATGAAATCGAAAATTCTGGATATCTTATGTTTCAACATGAAAGATTCTCATCCAGAGGATATATCTACATTAGAGGCAATATCGCTAGAATTAGAAAAGGTAGGCTATATTGAAAAAGGAAAGACGAATCTTATGATAAAATCAGAAACGGAGTATATTAAAATCAGAATGGAACTCATTCGGGTTGTAGCAAGTATAAACACTGAAAATAGTGATTCATCCGACTCTGTGCGAAATTCAATTCCATTTGGTGCTGCTCTTCACTACGAAAACGCCGGACCCTATTATCATAATATGTAATTATACACGCAATTATCATTTATCTATAAATTTTGATACCCATATATGGTATCAAAAACAATTTTTGAATTTTTGATTTTTCAAAAGAAAAGAGCCAACAAGAATGTTGGCCAGCACTGAGTCCGCGATAGAACTCAATCTTGGCGAAACGCTAGACGATGTAGCTCCACTACCTATGGGTTTGTGGGAACGTCTCGCTAGAGAAGCACAACCAGAATATTGGGGTCCTAATTTAGAGATTCTTCAAAATATTTGTAGACAACATTATCGTCGCTTGCGGGAGCAGAAACGTTTACTGAAGAATAGTAGCAATCATATTTACATGAATACTTCATTGAGATCGCGTGTATCTAAAGAACCTATTATCTTTGTCTTCATGCCTGACACAACTCCTGATGCTGGTCGGGATCGTAAACCTTATGGTCCGCCTCAAGTCGTTCTTCAAGGGAACAGGCAATTACAAGGAATGACTACTGAGGTTGCAACCTGGTTTGATGACCCCAATTTAAGATTTTTCGATCTTAGCCTTCCTTTCAATCACAATTTAGATCACATAATTATGGATAGACGAGAGAGATTGCCATCAGATTTACTGAAATTAGAATCAAATATAGTCAAGGCTTCGGTACAATCAGCGATTAGTGAAGCATTGGAAAATATAAAACGAGATGACACTCAAGCAATACCATTCGTCTTCTCGCCTAAACACAAATTCAAACCAGTAATACAATGGCTACTTCCTCTGTATATATCCGTAATTGTCGATAAATCTGTTGCAGATGCAGCCTTGGTTGTAGAAAGACTCGAACATGGATACAGGGCAGCTAGTATTTTAACTTTAGATATGGCTTATAAAAATGCTCGCGTTATACGTACACCTCCTAGATGCTGGCTACCTATTTTTCCTATTCAACCCATCGAGAAATCCCAAATGATAGAGATTGAAGTAGCAGAAAAGAAGGAGAAATCCCAGATGCCATGCAGACACTTTATCAAAAGGGGAAGTTGTACACTAGGAGATAAGTGTCTCTTTTTGCATGAAATTAAACCGATACCATCAAAAGAGATCGTTGTGGCGCCAAAAGCAACTCCGCCAAGGAAACCAGATGAAAACCCAAAGAAACCAGATGAAAGGCCGAAAGCGGCAAAATCAAGAACAAAATGCTCCCAACTAGCAGCTACCGGATATTGTACGTTCGGTGACAAATGTTGGTATTCACATGTCTTATAATAAAGCATGTGAATAATCAAAACGTAACTTTTATGGAACAATGAGCGGGGAGGAAAAGAAAAGAGGGAGAGATGTGCGGAGAGAGAAGAAGAAGGGGAGAGAAAAACAAAACCGACTTATTGTCGGCTAAACAAGTATTAATATCGTAAGTGGTATTAATATACAAAACAATAATATAGCTAGACCGCAAGAACAAAAATGAATTTAAAGATTCTTCAATTCCAAAGAAAAATCCGTGAGAGAAATGGATGTCGATATAGCTAAACCAAAATTAGGTAGCCTTAGCATGCAAAGTCTCAAACTTGTCGTCAGCGAATTATCAGATGAAGATAAATTATCACTGCTAGAGTCGATATACAAACCTAAGGACGAACCTGACATTTCTAATATGGATTTGGATTTTTTGCTCGAAAACATAACTGTCGGCCAAATTTTACTTATTATTAGGAATATAGATATGCAATGCAGAACTAATTTTTCTGCTAGGATTTATTTTTCTGGAGATCATTATATTAATGACCGTTTTGATAGAAAGGCTTCTTATAATGAAATTGGAGTCATTGCTAATTGTAAACTGGTCGGTCAAGTATTATTAAGACTCGTGCGTCATTTTTATGTATATCCAGATGAAGAAGATATAGAAGAACTATTACAACATGACAAAGAAACATTTAAAGACAATGCAGAAAATTATGGAGGTTTTAGTATTAATGGGTTTATTAAGTTTCTAGCTTACATAGAGTCAACTTTTCTTTCTGACTATATAATAACATCGGAGTTTACAACAGAAATTTACAGTCGTGGTATAGGAAGAACAACAACCTATGAAACCGATATCTCTAAAGTTGACGTTTGGACTATAGCGAGACTTTATTCTGAACTCTATGGCGAACAAATATATGAGAGAAAAGTTATTTCTGTTACTCCGCTCAAATAAAATCATAATAAAGGATTAATCCATAATAAAAATGAATTTAGAAAATCCCTAAATTCAAAACAAAAACCAGTGAATTTAAAACAGACGAATCGTCAACGACCATATAAATACAATTTGAGATGTCTCTGAAGTGTACCGAATGTGGCAAAGATGTCATTCCACATTTAGGTGGAACCACATGTATAGACCATACTCCTTTTGAAGAATATAAGATAAAATCAGAATTAGCTTCACATATGAGAAAAGAATTGACTCGAAAATGTGATGTATCACAATGTTTTCCATGTTCAGAAAAAGGCATTGACAAATGGGGTCTCTACAATAGATTATATTATCCTCTAGAAAAGCTAAACGACAGAAAACCTGGTACCAATATTCGATGTATTAGGCTCGATGGTAGGAAGGATTTTCTATGTCATCAATGTATACCAGACGATAAGCGAAATGAATATTATCCTGCAATGCCATTTTTCGGCGATTTTCATTGGTATTCAAAAGATTACGAAGAAGAAGAGGACAGAGAATATTGGCAATCGAAGAAACTATAGGTAGTATTTGTTTTTCATCGGATAAACTGAAGATAGCATGAAATCCTTGGTTACCCAATTAAAAAATGAATTTAGAAATTTTCTAAATTCAAAACAAAATTCCTGATTCGATTTTTTCTTATGAAGGCTGGGGTCCCGTCTTTTGACAGGATGGATAATTCTGAGCAGACGCCATACAATAGACACGGTTTGAAGTTGTATTGCAAGAAGGATCATGGTAATCCTATACAATATCCAAAGCCTGACTCAAAGAAGAATACCGTTAAGTCCGAGTCCAACTCGGATTCTAAGTCAAGAAAGAACGGCAATGGCAAGCATAATAGCAGGACAAAGAAGCAGCAATTCTGGAAGTATGATGGTGGACATATCGATCAACATGATATGTCCGAGTTTTATCCAGAATGTGAGTTCATATATCAGTCTACTTGGTATCCTACGACATGTTGGATTGATGATTGGGAAAATCCTTATGAATATATGATAGATGACTATTATCAACGAGAACGTTATCAACATACTCCATGTCTAGACGCTGGATGGGTTGATTGCAAATGTTCTATATGTGGAGGATGTATCTGCTCAAAATACGATCATATGTGTGTAAAGTTGAGTATATGTCGTTGCCGTAATAGACCACCGATAACAATTCTTAATTTTAAGAATGGAGCCCAATATAATTGTGATCCATACTCGTCATCAGATGACGACAACAACGAAAATAACTATGGAACTAACGACTATAATTCTCGTCCGAGTCAAAAGTATTCTTATGGTGACGACGAAATTTTAAATTCGTGTTGGGGATGCTATAGGAAGACATGTTTAGATTGCAATCCTCCGCCAATTAATAGCGACGATGAATGCGGAGATCCATGCTGCCGTGAATGTTATGGTGATGGATATCGTTGGGGCTATTAAATACGTCAGTCTAGTAATCAAAAAAAAACGCGGATGGTCGGAATTTGACATCAAGATTTTTTAGTGCCGGCATGGCACTAAATGGAATTTTAGATTTTTGTCTTGACTGAATAAAAAACAATATCTACAGACAAATGGACCCTAACATACAAGAAGAAATAGATGGTATGATACAAGAACTGACGGAACGTAATGTAGATATCCGTAATATCATAATACATCTTGATGATCCTTCCAGACAAGACTCAATACATAGTATGTTGAAACTCAAAATATATAAACTAAGAGAAGCAGAGTCGATTAAACAGCTAATGCATATGACACTAGTTGGGCTATTTTATATAACGCAAAAACACGAGCCTAAATAACATCAGTCAAAAAAAGGCGACAGCAAAATAATATATATCGACTTAGAATAATGTCAATAAATAAAAACACGGGCCTAAATAACATCAGTAAAAAAGGCGACTGCTAAATAATATATATCAATTTAGAATTGATATATTCCTCTATAGATTTAAATTAGAATAACAATCTACAAATGATAGCAGTTGTGACGGTTGCAATCGACGCTATGCCCAATTTGATCTTACCCATGTATTAATATCATTATTGCGGGTAACCAAAATATCTCCCCAATCGCTTTCAACATCCTTGTTTTTGGTTATGACGATAATTACTCCATCACCCATAGATTTATCTCTAATGCATAATTTCCAACCACCATCTTTTATCGGTTCAATTTGTGCATGTCTTATCCCAATTCCATAATAATTGTGATTAACGAGATGATAATTTGATGTTCCATCATCGAGTTGTTTGTATTCGCCGTTCCAGCCTCTATGCATTAGGGGCATACCATGAACGTAGATAGTCTTGAGTTTGAAATTCAAATCTTTTTCTGTACTCATTATTTCTAAAGTTCAATTCGTGACTGATTGTATGTGTGAAGTTTTTATGAAAATACGTGCAGAAAACTTAATAATCTGTTTTTGTATTATATGTATACAAACCATCTATAACATACAATAAGTTTATGGCTATAATATACAGACCCAAGATTTATGTTGTCATGTTTATTGCGTGCTCTTTAAATATCATGCCCGTATGTCAATATTTATTGCTGCAAACATATGCAAACAAATTAATCGCGACATACAATAAGTTTATGGCTATAATATACAGACCCAAGATTTATGTTGTCATGTTTATTGCGTGCTCTTTAAATATCATGCCCGTATGTCAATATTTATTGCTGCAAACATATGC